AGGGTTCGTCACCGTGTGGGACGCCGGCGACATGCCGAACGTCAGCAACGTCAACTATGTTGATGCCCCGATTGCCAACACGTCGCTTGTCCCTGTCGAGAACGGCCACATCAAGGTGTACTCGTCAGGTAAAGCCGACATCATCATCGACATCCAAGCGACCGCGTAGGAGCTGCCATGAACCCCACCAAAATTGTTGCCCGTCTCGCCGCCACCTTTGTTGCAGCTTGCATCCCGAACGGTGCTGTTGGCATCGCCCTCGACGTGGAACTGTGGAAGGCTGCTGTCATGTCCGGCGCGGTCGCTGTCCTCGGAGTCGTCCAGGCTCTCGCCCAGTCATACCGTGACGGCGACCTGACGATCGAAGAAATCGAACAGGCTTTCGGAGAAAAGTGAATCTCCGATGCCAGTTTGGCTGACGATTCTTCTCGCCGTGCTGGCACCCGGTGGTATCCTTGTCACCCTTGTTCAGTTGAAGAAGGAAAACGCGAGGGATCACGCCGCGAACTCTGCGAAGTTGGATCGCGTTATTGAGGTTTCTGAGGACACTCGGGAACGACTCAATGACCACATCGATTACCACTTGAAGCACGGTCGCTGATTCCTCCCAAAGAGGAAGGCGACCCATGCCCCAAGATGTATACCTTGACGCAGCCCATTTCTTGACTAGAGTTGTGCCCAGAGGCGCAGACGAAGCGCAGCGTCTCTGTCACATCATCAAGATATTGGAGGGACATGGGACTCGCGGAAGCACTACAGGCGGTACCGGAACCGGAACCAATGGTTCGGTGCGGGATCTATTATCTGCGTGAGCAGCTAGACGGCGAAGACCTCAGGGTTTTCAACGAAACTTTGAAACAGTTGGCGTCAACTCCTGGCAATGAACGTAAGAACGGCAAGTCAGGTTTGACTGCTCGATGGTTCGCCGAAGTGTTGCAGGCCAACGGGCACAACATCTCCAAGTCCACGGTGCAACGGCACACTACTGGGGGGTGTACTTGTGGCGTTATCTGACGACATGAAAGCCGGCCCTCCCCCTCCGAAGAAAGAGGTGTTGGGGAAGATCGCCCACCTGTTGGAACGTAACGGGATCGATGTCGAGGAAGTCGGCAAGATCCAACGTGTCAACGTGTGGCAGGGTTTCTACAAAGATGACGAGGGTGAGGCGCACACGGTTGACATGGCTGGGTTGTCGTTCTCTCCGTCGTGGGAGGACGGCCCCGAGTGGAACCCGGTGTCGCAGTCAGCCCCCGTCAAATGCTCTGTAAGGCCCCTAAAAGGCGTTGCACGCCCCGAAGGCTACAAGACCGCCGTGATTGTCCCTGACGTACAGATCGGCTATTACAGGGCTGCTGACGGAGAACTTGTCCCAACCCACGACGAGGCAGCAATCTCGCTGTGTCTGTCGGTGATGCGGGACATAAACCCCGACCTCGTCACCCTCGTCGGCGATAATCTCGACCTGCCGGAACTCGGAAAATACCGGCTCTCGCCGGCTTTTTCTCACACCACCCAAGCGTCCATCGATCGGGCTGCTGTCTTTGCTGCTGAACTACGGGCGTGCGCTCCCAACGCAGAAATTTTTTGGCTCGCCGGTAACCACGAAGAAAGGCTCGTCAACTATGTCATCGACAACGCGAAAGCTGCGTTCGGTATCCGTCGAGGCAACACTCCAGATTCTTGGCCTGTTCTTAGTGTGCCTTATCTCTGCCGTTTTGACGATCATGGCATCCAGTATCTGGCTGGCTACCCTGCATCCAGCTTTTGGATCAACAACAAACTCAAAGTCATCCACGGCAACCGTGTCAAATCGAACGGTTCGACAGCGCATCAGTATCTCAACAGCGAAAGCAAAGTATCTGTCATCTTCGGTCACATTCACCGCCGTGAGTGGGCTGAGAAAACCAGAGAGGATTGGGATGGCCCCAAGACGATCCTTGCGGCGTCGCCTGGAACCCTTGCCCGAACGGACGGAGCTGTCCCTTCGACGCGCGGCGGGATTGACCTCGACGGTCGCCCGTTGACGGTGGTGGAGGATTGGCAGCAAGGTTTCTCAGTCGTGTCGTATGAGGAAGGCGACGGCCAGTTCTGGTACGAACAGATCCCGATTCACCACGGACAGACCTTCTGGCGTGGCAAACTATATAACTATGGCCCCACCAAAGAGCAGCAGCCCTAAACGCTCCGCGCAGTACTACCGCAAGAACGCGAAAGCGCGCAAGAAGAAGGCTGCGTACGACACCGCATACCATGACAACGACAGCCGTCGAGCGTACCGTGCTGAACTGTCGAAGGAACGTCGCAAGCGCGGGGTGATGGGCAAGGGCGGCAAGGATGTGTCGCACAAGAAAGGTGGCGGCACGACAATGGAGTCCGCATCGAAAAACCGTGCCCGCAATAGGGGGAAGAAATGAGCGAACCTGTGTACGAGTGCGTGCGGTGCGGTGCCATCGTTGTTGGTGGCCGTAAATGCTCTGCGTGTGGCGGCAAACTTATTCCGTACGAGCCGTTCTGATGGGCGAGGTGTACGACGAGGACGATGAGACATGGCCGATTGTGGTGTGTCAATGGCGTGACGCTGCATCGGGTGGCGAAGGTGGCTGGGTAGATACCGCTACCTACGAACCTAAGGAAACCCATGTGTTGACGGTCGGCTGGGTGTGGCCCCAATGCTTAGAAGGTCACCTGACGATCGTGTCGTCCGTTATCGGCATCCCGAACGATCCTGACACCGTCGGCGAGATCACCCACATCCCGTTAGAGAACGTCTGCTCGGTGTACTCGCTCGCAGCTCACCTGCCGGTCAACTGGTTTGACGAGAACTTTTAGACTTGACAGCGTGTCACACCCTCCTGTAATACTGTAGCCAACCCGCTACACAGGAGGAACCTATGGGTGCAACCATCATCAAACCGCTGCACGGCAGCATGGAATGGCTGAAACTTCGTCACCGGGACGACACCGGCTGGCCGGTCGTATCCGCATCAGACGCGGCAGCAGTCCACGGCCAACACCGTTTCAAAACGAAGTACGGCCTCGGCATCGACAAACTCGCTGACGAACCAACCGTCACCGAAACAAACCGTGCGATGGAACGCGGCAACCGCCTAGAAGCCACCTTGTTGAACTGGGTTGGCGACGAAATCGGCGAACGAGTCAACGAACCCGACCGCATGTACGTCTTCCAAGAACGAGGCGCGTCAATGGTCGCCACCCTCGACGGGTACATCGGCGACAACCAGTTCCTGCCCGACGCCATCGTAGAAATCAAAACCTATTCGGGTGTGTTCGACCCTGACGGCGACTACGGCGACGGATACGGCCCTCTGCCGGCCTACTGGCATTGGCAAGGCGTGCAGCAGTCGATCTGTTGCGACACCGACGAGGTGATCTGGGGGGTGTTTGACAGCACCCTCGATTTGAAAATCTACCGCCAGTATGTCGACTACAGCGAGCGTTCGTGGCATGTTTCCGCGGTCGCGGATTTCTGCCGGAACATCGCTGCCGGGTTGCTGCCCGACAATTGGCAGGCGAACTACAACGATTTCGCGTCGGCACCTGTCAGCGAACATGTTGCCGATCTGACCGATCTGTCATCGGTAATCGCACAGTTACGCGAAGTACAGGCAGAAAAGCGTGAACTCAACGAACGTGAGGACGAACTGAAAGCCAGTTTGGCGGCAGCGATGGATGGTGCTACCGTTGGCACCGTAGATGGCCAGGAGGTGGTCACATGGAAGCAACAATCGCGGAACTCCTTCGACGCGAAGCGATTCGCCTCCGAGCATCCCGATTTACACAAGCAATACCAAACCAGCAGCACCTACCGGGTGATGCGAACGAAAGGAACCAAGTAATGGAAGACAAACTGGCAACCATCTTCGACAAGTACGGGTCACCTGACCCGAAGTACATCGAACGTCTGCCGAAGGGTGGCACAACCCTCGATTTCATCGGTCATGCGCGGATCACGCAATGGCTGCTGGAGATCGACCCTACATGGACTATTGAGCCGGTCGCGTTTGATGAGGGCGGTCTGCCTGCCCGTGTGAAGCACGGCAACATGGTGCAAGCGGGCTTCTACCTGACCTTGTGCGGTCACCGCCGGTACTGTGTTGGCTCTGTCGAGGATCGCAAACCAGACATCGGCAAGGAACTGTTGTCGGACGCGATCCGTAACGGCGCGATGCGTTTCGGACTGGCACTAGATCTATGGTCAAAGCTTCCTCTCGGTGAAGAACCTGAGCAGGCTGCGCCCGTCAAGAAGACAGCGAAGAAGACAGCAGCGAAGAAGGCCGCTGCACCAGCACCCGAGGTGTCCGACGAAGAACTTGTCGATCCGGCCACCATCGGCAAATTCAAGGCAGCGTGTGACCTCAACGGTCTGCAACAAGACGAGGTCGCCCAACACGCCGGCGTCAACCTCAACCACGTCACCCTCGGCGACATGGATGCCCTCCGTGCGTCGTTCAAAACCCTCAAGGAGCAACTGTCATGAACAACATCACCGTCACAGGCAACGTGGGGCGCGACCCCGAACTGAAGTACAGCAACAACGGTATGGCAATCCTCAAGTTCTCTGTTGCGGACACCCGCAACAAGGGCGACGAGAAGATCACCCAATGGTGGAACATCGTCTGCTTCAAGGAACTCGCAGAGAACGTCGCAGCGTCAATCGGTAAGGGCACCCGTGTCCAGGTGATCGGCAAGGTGCAACGCGAGAAGTACGAAGACAAGGAAGGCAACGAGCGTGAACGCATCGAGATCCTTGCTGACGATGTTGGTATCTCGTTGCGTTGGGAACCTGCCGGTGAGTCCGCTCCTGTGCGTGGTGAGCCTGTTCTGCGTGGCGCACTCATCGTGACAGACCCGAGCGAGGAACCATTCTGAGCGATGGGCAAAAACACCAAAGAATGGCATTGCGCCGTCTGCGGGCAACGCCTCACCACCCACCGCAAAATCATCGGCAAACCCGTACACACCTGTGCGGCACGCCCCGGTAAACGCCGGTGGGAACTTGACGAGGTGACCCATGTCTAAAAACAAGGCCAAAGGCACCGCTTTCGAAACAGACATCGTCCGCTACTTGCGCGAATTCGGGTTCCCGTACGCGGAACGCCGTGCCCTCGCAGGCGTCCACGACCTCGGCGACATCACCGGCACACCAGGACTCGTCTGGGAATGCAAAAACCATCAGACCCTGAAACTGTCCGAATGGCTCGTTGAGACAGAGGTAGAACGGTACAACGCAGGAGCCGACTACGGAATCCTCGTAGCGAAACGACGTGGCAAAAGCTACCCCGGCGAACAGTATGCGATAATGACACTCAGTTCATTAGTCCAACTGTTAGTCGAGGCCGGCTATGGCGCACCGTGAAACCTATTACCCTGCTGGTGAGCATGGCTTCCATGTTTACCGTGGGTTGCGGTCAGGCTACGACGATCCCCTCATCGGCACCTGTGTGGACGCTCCCCGCGACGGAAGTCCCCACGACTACCTCTGCCCCACCTGCGGACGTTACAAACCCTGTAAGCATCATTGTCCAAAGTGCGGTAGAAGACTCCCCTGCGTCTTCCACAACTAGCACCACGACGATCCCCGGTATCGACAATGCGCGATACCCGAAGCTGCTCACCCTCGCACACCAGATCGGCTGGCCTGCCGAATGGCTCCCCACCCTCGACATCATCATCCACGGTGAATCCAGAGGCATCGCCGGACTCACCGGTTCAGGCGCGGTAGGTATCACCCAAGTCGAATGGGTGATCTGGGGTGACCTCGCCAACGAACTTGGCTACAGCCGTGCCGACGTGCGCGACAACAACGCAGCCAATTTGGAGGTGGCACTCGCCATCGCCTACATTGCGTTAGACCACTACGACCATTGGTGCCAACCTTGGTACCCATCACTTGGAAACTACAGGAACTACTGTTGAACGAACATCAAGTAACTCTGCCCTCTGCCCCTGAATACAGCGAAAAAGATCAAGAGTGGCGCACCCGTGCAGCATGCAAAGGTATGGACACCGACCTGTTCTTTCCCGAAAGAGGCGAAAACCTGAAGGTGAAAAAAGCCAAAGAGATCTGTGCAAGCTGCCCAGTACAAACCGAATGCCTCGCCTACGCCCTGCAATGGTCAGACAACCAGATGCTTGGGATCTGGGGAGGCACCTCATGGAAAACCCGACGATCCATGCCATCCGACCCCAACGCCTTCAAAAACACCTGGTCACGGTACTGATGGACAAAGAATGGATGAAACAAGCACGCTGTCGAGGCCACGACACCGACCTGTTCTTCAACAGCAGCATACGCTCCGCATACCGTGTCTGCTGGGGCTACATGAAA